GTCTGCATTAGATTTAAATTGACTATTTGAGCCAGCTGTATCTGCCGCCCCTCCAGCGCCTACAATGATTTTATAAGCCTTTCCAGTTTGTAGTTTAATATTACTTTTATCTAAAAACTCTCCAGCTCCACCGCCACCGCCACCTCGGTTTTGAGAGCTCCCACTTCCAGTCCTACCATAGCCGCCACCTCCACCGCCGCCGCCAACTAAAGCACGTCCTAAAATTGGTCCTTCAGCGGTTGATGCTTTATTTCCATAGGTCAATTGCCAGCCATAAGTAGCATCAGAATATAACAGTTGGACTGATCCAAAATTAGTGCTTATTTGTCTGTCTCCGTCTGCTCCTAAAATTTTATTACTTGATGTAATAACTATAGCGTTAGTGGCTGAATTACCAGCGTAATCAATTATATTTACAGTGTCTCCTAGACTTGGGCTTGACGGCGCAGTAACTGTTATTGATGCGCTTGATGCATCTACAAAATATCCCTCTCCAGCGGTGGCTGTAAAATCGGCAGTTTTTATTGATGACTGCCATGATATGTCAGCTCCAGCTACAGCTGTGGAATTTATCGTTAATGTATCAGTGCTAGCGTTGGTCGATAGTGTAATATTATTACCAGCTGCTATAGTTAGAGTATCAGAGCTTGAGTCAGCTGCTATATTACTTTGACCAGATACTGCAAAAGTTGAAAAGCAATTAGGGGCGCTATCCCCAGAAACATCATTTTGAGGGACAAAATTTGATCCATCCCATTTCAAGACTTGACCAGAGCTAGGTGCGCTTGTTGTTGTATCTACATCAGAAAGATCATCAATACTAGCTGCCGATATTCTGCCATCAGCTCGAGCATTTGTAAAATATAGATTTGAGGATCCTTCAGACAGATCATCTGTAGTGGCGGCTGCTATTCTTGCATCCGCTCTAGCGTTGGTATAATATAAATTTGTTCCTTCAGTAAGATCAGCAGTATCGAATCCAGTTAAATTTCTAGTGTCAAAATTAACAGTATTCCCCATTAAGGCATGATTACCGCATTGATAATATAAAACTGTCGGAGTTGTTTCTGTCGCTACTATTTGAACGTATGCGCCAGAGGATCCAGCGGTTCCGCTTGTAGTAACGCCAGAGGTAAATGCAGTTGTTTTATCCGCCTCATAATAAAACCCTAAAGGATGCCCAGAGTTAGATGCATCTGATTGATCAAATTTATATGTTTTACCGACAGTTAAATTTAAATAAGGCGCCTCAACTGAATCTATAAGATATCCATTAGAAGACCCATTCCCATTTTCTCTATGAGCAGCCGTTTTTGTCGCTACAGTTACGGTATAACTTATAGCAGTTGCGCTATGAGGCTCCGCAATATTTTGTTTTGAATCTATTTGATTTTGGACTGAGCCAGTAACCCCATCCAAATAGCTGACCTCTGTAGATGTAACAGCGGAAACAGCAACTTTTCCAGAGCTGTTAGAAATTAAAGCTCTTTCAGTAGCTAAATTTGTATCATCTATTGTAGTTGCAGCTCCAGTTATTGTGTCTTGTTTTGAATCTATTTGCGTTTGTATTCCGCTTGTTACGCCATCAAGGTGCCCTAATTCAGTTGATGTGATGTCAGATACAGCAATTTTACCGCTAGAATCAGAAAATAAAGCCCTATCGGCAGTAAGATTACTATCCGTTACGGTGGTGGCTCCTCCAGTTATTTGGCTTTGTAATCCATTTATTTGAGTCTGTATATTAGAAGAAACGCCATCCAGATGACCCACCTCAGTGCTAGTTACATCAGAAACAGCGACTTTTCCAGACCCATCAGAAACGACTGCTCTAGATGCTGTTAAATCTGAATCATCAATAGTAGTTGCTGCTCCAGTTATTGTATTTTGTTTTGAGTCTATTTGAGTCTGTATGTTTGATGTTACGCCATCCGTATGGTTTATTTCAGCAGTTGTATCAGTTACTCCATCAAGTTTATTTATTTCAGCACTAGAGGCGGTTATTGATAAATCCCCTAGTGTCTCTACTTTTGAATTTAATTGAGTTTGTATTGCAGACGTAACGCCATCTAAATGATCTATTTCAGTGCTGGTTACATTAGAAACTGATACCTTTCCTCCAGAAGTTGAAACCAAGGCTCTGTTGGCTGCCAAATCGGTGTCTGTTATGGTAACAGCGCCACCAGTAATCTGAGTTTGTAGCCCATTTAATTGAGTTTGTATGTTTGATGTTACGCCATCTATATAATTAATTTCAGCCACTGTAGCACTTATTCCTAAATTTGTTAGGGCTTGAGTAATCTCTCCAGAAGAAAGGCTTTGACTGGCATCAAATCTTAATCTTTTGCCTAGAGCTGTAGTAATTGTTGTAGAAAAACTGGCATCATCACCTAAAGCTGCCGCTAGTTCGTTAAGAGTATCTAATGCAGTAGGTGACCCATCAATTAAATTTGTTATTTGTGTATCAACATAATCTTTTACGGCAGCATTACTTGGGACTTTAGTGTCTGAGTCATTTGAACCAATAGCATCCGCCTCTCTAGTTAAAGTGATTATAGTTCCATCAGCTAAAAGAATTTGCAAAGCTGTGCCGCCAGTCTTTACTAAAGCAGCGGCTGATATATTTCCATCTGCTGTAATTGCACCAGTATTGTTAACAGATATATTTAAATCATTTCCAGCGCCATCGGTAAGCTCTTTGTCAGATGATCCTACTGTTGAGTTATCAGTTGTCTTGATCAGACCCTCGTAGGTGTCTTTGATCTTAGTGTTCTGTAAACTTGTACCCATTAGATTATTTTATACAAAATTAATAATTTTATTGATTCCATATAGCATTTATATTTTGCCATTCTTGATCCACTCGGTTCCAGATTAACCCTATAAACTTTGGAATTATAATTCTCCTTATCTTATTAGTAATCTTAGATTTTTTGGGTCGAGAAACTCCACTACCTAAAGCCATTATCTATGCAAATAACAAATTACAATTCCGCTAGTAATTGATACTGTATGAAAGTCTCCATATAATATATGACCCTCTTTAAAATCAAGGCTAGTTATAGAGCTGTCTCCTACAGTATGATTTGATGTCATAGTAATTACAGCATCTTTTAAACAGTGAATAGTGCAAAAGCTCTCACCGCTAGGGGTTGAGGTTGTTGCATCTTCATCTAATAGTCTAAAACCAAAGTCTCCAAAGCTTAGTCTGTGATAGTGATTTGCGCTATAAAGTTGTTTTGTTGCCATTTATTATCTACGTCTTCCTTGCCCCTTATATTTTTTTTTCCACCCTCTTTTATTTACAGAGGCGTTTTTAGAATGAACTCCTTTTCTTTTTTTTCTAGGCTTTTCAAAATTACTGATTTCTTTGATTTTAGCCCTCATGTTGTTTTACCTTTTAGCTTTTCATAGGTTCTTAGACCACCCAGTCCCAGCATTCCCATTAAAACTGTAAAAAGAGGTTCAGTATCGAGTTGCGGAAAATCAACATCTGGATAAATAGTTTGAATAATAGGAAAGGCGACAAAGTGATAAGCAAATGCAAGGCTAGAAACCCAGCCGACACTAGGGCGCCAGCCGCTGACAAATATACTTCTGTGCTGAGCTTCGACTTCATTTATTTTAGTTTGTAATTCTATAAGTTCTTTTGGATCAAGCTCTTTTCCCTTTATTGCCTCTCTAATTTCCCAAGCTAATCCTCCAATAGCTGACTTCTTATTATTTTTTCCACCTAAAAGACTCAGTAAAGCTTTAATCATCTTTATTTATTGTGATTGTAGATCCGCTGGTATTACTTATAAAGCCAGATGACATCTTTGTCTTTTCTTGGGTCATCATCGACATGGATGAAAACCTCATGGACTCCGATCCTAGAGAACCCAGCTCTGAGCAGCGAGTTGATAATAATGAATCTAGATCTGGATCCAAGGTACTTAATATCTGCTGCACACGCTCCGCCCTCTGTTGTGGTGAGATGGGAACTATTGGGTTTCCCTCCAACTTTTTTATTGTGATCTGGCGTTCGTACTCCGCTATTGATTTGAAAGGGTAACTTGGCATAATGCCTAGCCAAATCAAGCTTATAGATGAAATTATTAGACATATACTTAGCGCCACTACCTTTTTCGTCTGGTGAATCAAATTCATCTGTTTTAAAATATTTAAGTTTATCCATTACATTCGTTTTTACAGTTGCACTTGCCGCTTTTACTGTCATCATAAGCAAGGCTTTTATTTAGCAATAACCGATCTATAGTGTCATCTTGTAACTTGATAAGCATATTTTCCAGCATATCCTTTGCGCTAACTAACATCTCTATCTTCATTTCCAAGTTACTTATCTTCTTTTTGGCTGCTTCTAAATCATCTGGATTTCTGCCAGTGATGCTTGATATTACCATGGCTATTGATGCCGCTATCATACCAATCAAGGTATTTACTATCTGAGAATTTTCACTAGGGATCTGATATCTTGTTAAATAGAACAATATTATAATAACTAAAAAGAATACTATAAGCGCACCTATATAGTGGCGAATGTCTTTAGCTACTCCATTAGTTGGCATTTTCATTTTTTTAAAGCCTTTATTATGTTAACAACCGTAAACACTAGCGTAGCACCTAAAACTAGCATCTGTAAAAAAGGATTTATCTCACTAACACTAATCATCAGAGCTGATAAGTTTAGCCCATATAATCCAAAAATTCTCATATCATCACTCATCTTATTTTATAAAATAGCCAAGCTTTTTTTTCTCTCGGCTTACAAACTGTCATTGTTTCATTTCCTATGTAAAAACACAAAGTATAATTATCTAAAGTGTCTTTTCTGGAAACTAAAATCTCGTAATCTTTTACATCTAGATTTCCTTTAGCTAATACTTTTATAGAGTCTTTTTTAATAAACCTTACAAAAGTATTGTTTTCCTTTATCACCACATACTCGCCTTCATGACTCGCCCAAACCCCATAAATATCATTATTTTGAGATAATGCAAAAGTAGTAAATAATAAAAAAATTATTTTCTTCATTCTGTACTATAATTTATTAACTATGTTTGAGACCTCTATTATTGCTCTGAAATATGTTTTATCATTAAAGTCATCCTCAAAATACTGTATGTTTTCAATTCTAACTGAAACCACGCTGAATCCATTTGATGATAGATCTGGGTATCCATCGGATCTAGTTCTTACTGTATTAATTACACTATCAACAATTTGATTTGCTTGAAGTTCGCCGCCAGAATCGCCATCAAACCCAGTGACTACCTCTATCCTAGTTTCACAATTTAATTGAAAAGTGTCTTTAGATTGGTTTAATTCTCTAGTGCCTACAGAATAAATTCTTATATAAGGCTCAGAGGCATTAGCTGGGACTCTGTTATAAGCTGGAACAGTTAAAGATCCAACGGATAAATTATTGAGTCTGCTAATATATACAGCTCTTAAGTGATGTAAAGCTTCATTCATTTTTAATGTCTTTGATTCTTTTGTTTAATCTATTTAAAAGCTTTTCTAATTCAATTCTCAAAGCTGGAAAAAAGAAAGGTTTGGGCGCTCTATGTTGTGGAAATGTGATCTGTCTCCAAATAGGATTCCCCCTAGTGCCTAAATTTACTGGGATTGTGCCTTTAAATCCTTTTCCTTTAAATTGCCTCGCATAGCTTGAGGGAATACCCAGTTCTTTCATTTCAGATAGATCCACCCCCCTACCTATCCCAAATTCGATATAAGGTGAATAATGAGTAACATTTTCCACATAAGCCTCATCCCCACTCTTGCCATAGTTTTGACCTTGTTTGAGTCCGCCTCTTGACTTTTTAAAACCAGATCCAGAAATAGTTCTTTTCATTCTTGCATCGGCTAGAGCCACAGTGGTTCCTAGCTCAGTGCTTAGCCCTTTATCTGATAACTTTTTAAGCTCATTTATTTTTTTATTAAGCTTCTTTAAATCTCTGTTATTTATTTTAATATTAGTCAATTTTTATAGCTCTTATAGTTGTAAAATATTTATGTTCACTATCAAACTTTTCGTTGATTCTGTATTCAGTGGAGTTCCCTTCTATTTGTAGTATATCCTCATCTAAAATATTATCAGCTGTTTTTTTTCTTACTATTAACTCAATATCAACAAACTTTTTTCTTTGGGAGTTTTGAGTACTTATGTCTCCAGATACATCTTTTTTTGATGCCCAGATAGTCAAAACAGTAGCTTTTGAGGCTGTTGTGCCGCCATGCCCATCATCTGCCTTTGTTAGTCGTTTTATTAATACCCTAGTGTCTAATTTTCCAGCATTCATTAGATAAATAAATTTTTCTCACCTATTAAAAAGGTTCTAACAGAGGTTGGGATTTCACTAACTTGTCCACCACCGCTCACAAACTCAGACCTATTATCATAGTAAGTAGAAACCAACTGCATTAAAGCGTGATCAAAGTTTGACCCAGTAAGCCCCTCGGTGATATAAGTAACTTTTACCTCTTTAGCTGGTAAAGTATCGAGCAAAATCATTTCTTTGTCAATTCCTTTAACTTCAAACGCCGCTGTAGATCCATCAACAGTGACAGAGCTTATTGATGCCACTGGCGCAAAAGGAATATTAAGCCTAGATTCTAAATAAGGAATATAGACAGTTCTATTTTTAGCCACTATGTCTCTAGAGAGGTAATTTTCTAAAGAGACTCTAGCGGTCACTATCATTTTACCTATTATAGTATCATCAGCCGTTGTATCAACTCTTAAAAAAGCTTTGGCAGATGCTACATCTATAAGCTCTGATCCAGTTACAGAATTTACTTTTACTTGATAATGAAAGTTATCTGGACTTTCACTAGAATACCCTCCGCTGTTATATGACATTATTTACGCTTTTTTGTAGTTCTTTTTGCTGGAGCCTTAGCCTCTTTCGTTTTTTTAGGAGCCTTTTCTTCTTTAGATTTTGGCTCTTCATAGGGCTTAGCTATCTCTACGGCTAAATAGTGTCTTAGCTCTTTTCCATCTAGATCGACTATCTCTCCTTCTTTTCTCCAGCCATCGACTGAGAAAACATCTTTTAATAAAATTACTTTCATGATTATTAATTTTATACAAATTTAAAAAAAAAGCGCCACTCTGAGAAGAGCAGCGCAATTTCAAACCAAACAATTACTATTAACTATTATGAAAAAAAAGTATATAGACAAATATATAAATTTTAATTGAAATTAAAGTTATTGTAAAAAACCTTGTTTTTGCCCTTTTTAGAGGCTCTAAATGATTTCATGTTACCCAAGTTAGGGAAAACAAAAAAACCGCCATAAAAACCGCTGTAAACAGCAAAATAATCTATTTTGTCCTTAGTGTATTTAGTTCTTGAGTTATCTAGTGGAATATTTACTGAATTTTCATTACCTCTGGGAGTTTTGTCAGATGATTTAATCTGAATTTTATATAGGTTGCCTTTAGAATCGACAATACAATCATAGACACTAGAGTCTAGAATCGGCATTGAAACAGTGTAGTTTCTTTTTGTACATTCAGCACAAAACAAATACTCTGCAAAACATCCTTGATGATTTATTCCCAAAATCCAAAATTATTCTATATCTAAGATACTAAAAAAAGCCCCCTATCTCTAGGAGGCTGAACAAAACAGAAATGAAAAAAGGATTATTTCGATTTAGGGTTCCTTAATTTCTTAATAAGTTTATTTAGTTTTTTTATTCTCTCAATGGATTTATCTATCTTTTCCATTGACTCTTTAAAAGTGTCTTTTCTATTCATTAGCATAAATCATTAAAGCGATAGTAATCATTAAAAAAGAGTCAAAGTAAGATCCAAACCTTATTTGAAAGCTTGCGCCCCAAACAAGAAATAATAAAATAAGGATCCATTTCATTTTTTTTCCGTTAGGCTTTGTCATATATAAAGTGAATTAATGAGTAAGTAATAAAATTAGCAGCAAGTATGGCGATTAGAAATAATACCGCTGTCCATACAATTTGTCTTTTTATGTTAATGGCATTTCGCCTTGATGTAATTCTTTTATATTGTTTTAATTGATTTTCCATTATTTTTAATTTGAATTAATGCTTGACCAGATTTAGTAAGCTGGTTATCTTCTATGATCCACCAGTCCATCACTTCAGTTGCGCTGGCTTTTCTTAAGCTAAGATTGCTGATAAAGGTTACAGCATCTTTTCTGTTTTCAAAGGCTTTAGCCTTTCTAAAATTAATAGTCCATTTATGATCTACTGTCATAAACTCCTTAGAATTTTTGCTCACCACAAAGTAAGCGATTTTTTTAAACTCCATAATAGTTTGATTTTAAGTTAGTTAATTAATCAACGATTTTACTGATACCTACAAGGCGCTGACCTATGGACTTCTCAATCCAATTCCTAGCATCTTTAACGCTCCAGAAGTCTGCCTCAATTACCAGAGGATCTGCTCCTATTTTAAATCTTACTGACCATCTTTGTGATCTTACTCTTTGACTGTTTCTCATAATAGCTTGTTTTAATGGGAGCCTTTCGGCTCCCTTGGTTATTGATTAGTCAATTATTTGAGGCTCTGTACTACTCTCTATATCTTTGAATTTATGGTATAGATCTCCAAATTCTCCAGTTCCGTAAATTCCTTCACCATAGTGATTTTGAAAGAAAATGGTTAATCCTTTAGTCATAGCCTCTTTACTTTTTTCAGTAGGGGTTCTCTCCATTTGACTGATTAATTGCTCTATAGCATTCATTTTTTGTTCTGTTGTGTAATTTTCCATAATATTAATTTTTAATGGGAGCCTTTCGGCTCCCTTGGTTAGTTATTGTTTTTTAAACTTTTACCACTAAAGGTTCAAACATTTCTAAAGTTTCGTTGATACTATCAAGCTCCTTAGCGTACCAGTCCTTATAGTTTATAGCCTTAATCTGCATTGGCTTACCTAGCATATTATTCCAGCTACATTTCTCTTTGATTTCTTTTACTCCTCCAGCAGTCCACTGAGATGGTAATTCAGTACCCTCTATAGGCATCAACTTTGCTTTACCGTCTACTAGTCTAACAGTGCTAGCACCTACCTCTACAATGTAGTTATGAGAGATAAGGCCAGAATGTAGTCTGGTTTGGAACTCTAGTGAGCTTTTTCTTTCTTTTAGTTTCTTAATAATTTCTAATGCTTTCATAATTTCTAGTATTTTGTTTTGTTTTACTCTGTAAAGATATAAACTTTTTTTATTCCACCAAAACTTTTTTTAATTATTTTAAAGTTTTTTTAGAGTAAGGGTAAAAAAAAGAGGATCGCAAAGATCCCCTTTAATTACCGCCTCTTTAGGTTATGAGGTCTCTAAGGCTGTTTTAGCACTTGAGAAAGTCCCTTGCACGATAGCATTGGGAGCATAATTAGTAAGACCAGCTCTAAGCTGCGCTCTTACAGTTACAAAATTTGACTGGAAATTAGTTCCATCTTCTCTAGAAAATTCAATTCCTAGATTCTCTCTGATCCAGTACTGAGTTGCAGCTCTTGAGTCCATTACTAAGAATTTTCCATTAGGAACAGCAGTGTTGACAGTTACTGGGATGCCCATAATAGTAGGCTGGATTCCAGTATAAATTTGCTGTCTTAGGTATTCATTAGCAGTAGATTTCAATAATACGATCTTATGCAAATCAGTTGGATTCAATAAGATAGTATCTGCTTGATAGTTCAATAGAGATAGCTGATTCAAAGCGACCACTACAACATCATACTCATTAGCTGACTCTACAGACTGATAAAATAAACCGCCGCTAGATGTAGTGAAAGCAGTTCCATCAGTAAATAGTCCATCTAAATTTGGGCTAGATCCATCTCCATTTAGGATCTCAGTATCTTCTACAGATAGCACCTTATTAGGTACTCTTGCAGCAAGATAAGAGGAAAGACCAGCTGTATCCGAAAGCATTTCATCGGTTAATTTAAGGAACGTACCAATCTTCTCCATATTTACAGAGGTTGCAGTGACGTCAAAGTCAGACTGACCTAGTGCTGATCCTTGAGCTGTAGCAGCTGCATTGTCAGTGTAAGCGCCTTCCTTGGGAAATCTTACAGTTTGAGCATCAGTAGATCCATTAGGGATCAAAGTACGGACATGCACTTTTCTTGATGGATCAAATTTGAAATCTTCAATCACTTGCTCTCTAGCCACTACTCCAGTGTTAGTGTTAGCCATAGTCATATCAGAGCTTTTTACTTCAAATCTTGCTCCGTTATGAGTTCCTTTTCTAATACCTTCTAGGGCGCCATCATTAACAGCTTTTTCAATTTGTCCTTTAAAAGACAATTTCATCGATCCCTCGATATCTTTTTTAGCAGCTAGCTCTACAGAGTCCATTCTTTTAGTTTGCTCATCAAACTTAGCTACAAAATCTTGAGATAGGTTTTCTATTTCAGACTTAAGCACGCCATCAAATTCATTTTTAGCATTATCTTTAATCTGACCAGATGCCTTCTCAATTCTCTCATCTACTAGACTTCCAATTTTATCTAGTTGTTCTTGAATGTTAGACATATCAATTAATTTTTAGATTATTATAAACATTATTTAAAAACTCTAGCTCATCGTTTTTAACTTCTATCGGCTCTGTAACCTCTACAGTTGGCAAAGTGAATGTTTGAAATATTCCTTTGAGCTTATATATTTCAGATTCTAAGGCAAAGCCCAAATCATCTGAGATATTTCCTTTTCTGAGCAGCTTAGCAATTTTATCAAATCGGTCAGCTACTTTACTTGGATCATAGTTCCCTTTGTGATCCATTATCTTAGCCTCATCATTAGCGGCTAAAGTTACAGCAGAAACCTCAAAGAGTTTGACTTCATAAATCTCTCTTTTACTCTCTGCATTCATTTCTTTTCTTATAGGCATTATGCCGACTGAGTTTTCTGTTATTACTCCAGCCCTTACAAGTTCCATCACATCATTTCCTAGAGTAGTTTTAGCTATCTCAGCCTCAAACATTAATCCCTTTTGATCCTCCTCCAGCATTCTCATTTTGCCTATTGGTTTATCCATGTCATGCTGATAGAGATATTTCACTCTAGAACCATTCTCTGATATTGTTTTAAGATATGCGCCTTTTCTAATTATGTCTCCATCGGAATCAACATTATTAAAAACGGATGCATAGCCTTTGACTATTCCAGCTTTGTCATCCATGTCTATTAGCTCACCCATTGGAGCTGACTTAAATAAAATATTTTTCATTTTACAAAGATATTAAATTATAACTTTTCTAAATCATGTGGAGTACCCTCTTCAAAAATTATATCATTATTTTGATTCTTTAAAGGCTCATCATGCTTATTTGTCATGATAATCTTTTGAGGAATATCTTTAAAAGCTTTGCATCCTAAATCAAACTGATTCCAGTTTTTACATTTATAACATATTAAATCTTGATTTGGTGTCATTTTCCAAAATATTTTTTTGTTAATTCTCCTATTTTTATTGCGTATTTTGATGGATTTGATCTTAGCTCATATTCTGTAAAACCTTCAGCAAAAAATTCATCCCTTGATGTTCCAGCGTAATTCCCTAAATTAATTTCATTAAATTTTTTTATATTCCTCTCTTTTAGATATTTTAAACGCTCTAAGCTATATTCTGATCTAATGTCATCAATTTCTTTCCAAAATGTTTTAGTTAATGTGGAGGTATCTATATTATCTATATAATGCGCGAACTCATGAGTTAATGTTGCTACCTCTAAATTTTCCTCATCCACTATACTTTTACCTCTATCAGAAAATATAGTATTTTGTTTGTCTGGGCTTCGGCTCTTTTTTATATATTCTTTGTGAAAATCTGATCTAGCATTATATCCCTTACCTAAATCAATTTCCGCTAATTTACCACTGTCAAAATATCGGACTTGCCCACCATAACCAGAGCCACCAGTAAATCTCAAATTAACTTTAGATCCAGCTCTTAAATGGGAAATTTTATATTTAGATGATAGCTCAGTAAATTGATTTATAAATTTATTCATATTATCTATAGAGATTCCTCTTCCTACAGATATTTTACTCACGCTTATATTTACCTCTTTTAATTTGTTTGTAAATATATCTTTAGCTTCTTTTATATCTTTAGCTTGATTTGGCTTTGAAGTAAACTCTCTAGCCCTCTCTCTGCTAGTAATGTCAGCGGTTGGCTTCCTAGCTGTTACTATTTCATCTCCTATGAGCTGGCTAGTTCTGGCGCTTACTCCCCCCCCTATCCCAGTCAAAGAAACACCCTCATTGACCTCTGCTCCTTCTTTTGGATATACAGCCATTGAACATCTACAGTTCACAATATTATGAGCCGAGGCTCCAGACCTAAAGTCAGCTGGCTTTTTCATTTGCACCACTCGACCAAACTCTGGAACTGCAAAAGTCTCATCAAAACCTACCTTTCTGCCATTCATGTTTAGGTGATCGGATTTATCACCTCTATTGAAAGCTCTAGTCCTTCCATCTTGGGAGCTGATCCATTCTTTTATCAAACTTGACTTTGGAAATATATCTGAGGCTGATTGCATTATTCCCTCATTAGCCGCTGAGGTTGCTTCAGTTCTTACTATCCTAGTGGCTTGATACTCTGTAATTCCTTTGAATCTACTTTGTAAGATTCTACCTTGCTGGTCTCTTCCTAATGACTGAAACTCTGGATCCTTAAATAGATTTCCTATATTTCTTTTAAGCTCCTTATGAGCTGTCCCTTGAACCAGAATTATCTTATCACCAGCTTCTGTTTGACCTATCCTTGAAAATGTTGTTCGCCATGTAGATTCGTTTCCAGAATTCTTTTCTATAAACTTATCAAAGCTTCTAGCGTACCATTTAGCAAAGTCAACTCCAACCTCCTCATAGAGATTTACATACAGAGTCTGAATGTCTCGTACCTTGAATAAATTAGAAAATTCCCTCTCTGAATTCGTGCTTAAAAAAGATTCTACTCCTTTGGTATATTCTGCTAATAGATATCTTTTCCACTTTTTGGATTGTTTCCTTTCATTGAGATTTAGCCTATCGGAAAAGGCTCCTCTCCAGCTCTCTTTAAATTTTTTGATGTCCACCTAATCATCTTTGTTAGCTGATCTATTTCTCTCTACAAATGACAGCATAGCTCTACCACCCCAAGCATTATACATCACATACCCTTTATCATTCCACGGCGTTCCTCTAAACTCCTCAGCTATCTCTGCATTTTGTTCATGCCTTTTTAAAAAGCTATAAATCTCATTTACATCGGACTGGCTTAGTGGGCGCCTTGCTGCTAATTGTCTAGCTCTAGCCCATCCAGTATCTGTCCCCATCTTAGATCTAAGACTATATTCTTTATCCCAGTCTAAAACTCTTTGAGCATTATTACTGGCGCCTTGCGGATAGTTATCATAATCTTTATTTTCTACTTCTTTTTTAGATGACAATGAATGCTCTTCTGGAAGTAAATCAGTATCATAAGCGCTAGATCTAAATCTACCAGTTCTTAAAGCGTAAAGCAATCCGTTGACCCTACCCAAAGCCCACTGCTGCTCATTACTTACGTTGGGTCTAACTGAGCTGGGGTTTGTTCTATAAGCACCTATGCCTCTGACAAAAGATCTGGCTAGCATAGAATAGGTCGCTCGCTTTGCTGGATTGTCTCCATACTCTTCATTGTGATCTTTAACTTTATTCCTTAAAGCTGTCTCCATGCTAGCGCTAATATTAGGCGCCTTTGTTTCCATGTCGTACATCTGATATATTTCAGAATCTAAATCTAAATCATCATCGTTGTATAAATCTCTATCTGCATAATACTCAGCCAACTTTCCATCATTTGCCGCCTCATACTCTTCGTGAGTTTCAAAAGGCATGTAAACAGTATATCCATCAAAGATATGTTCATGGAATCCAGTTCCTCCCATTTGCTCGGCTCTAGCTCTAGCCTCTGCTATAGTAGTGTAAACGTTGTTCATTCCCACCACTTCTCTCTTATGCATCTTTTGCTCATCTATAGCATCCACTATGTCATCAAGCCCAGAGCTTGGCTCTATTGGGATCAGATTAGCTGGGACATAATACTCATTCATTCTTATATTATCCTCATCAACTCCATAATTCATAGCGATCCTCTTCTCATTGGGAGTAAGCCACCAGCTTTTAGACATCTGATCCACTACCTTTTCGGTCTCTTCTTGTAGCTCTGGAATACTGTTAAAATCAAAGTCTATATATAACTTCTCTCCATACTGAGGAGTAAGCCATCTATTAAGCTCTTCTCTTATTCTTATTAGCTCTGGAATTACAGCATTTTGATATAAGGCTTTTTTAGCCTCTTTCATATTGTTGTAAGTAGAGCTGTCTGTATTATTTAATAATTGAACTGGTACATTGTAAACATTACAAAGATCTTTTATACTTGCGTTGTACTGTTCTATCAAAGACAAATCTGATGCATTGAGCCCAAAGTTTACCCATGATAATTTCTTTGGAGTTATGATTAAATCACCAGCATTTTGAGATCCTTGATAATTACTTTTAAATTTATCTTTTAATTGTCTAGCTTGACTCTCTGTAATATCGCCCTCATCTGAGATCAACATACCTCGAGCTGTTTGATTTTGTAGATATTTAACTCCAGTAGTCAATGCCTCATTATTAGCATCCATAGATCTCAGTCCAGCCTTTAATGGACTCATTCCGTATAAATGAGATCCAGAGCCATCGTAATAAGGGTTGAAGTTTTTAATGTGACAGATATACTCAGATGGGATTTTATAGGTTCCATTGTATTGCAGAGTATATTCTTTAATTGGCTGCATTAATCCACCGCTGTGAATTTCCACTACTTGACTAGGTAGAACATAAAGTTCCTTATACTTGCCACTATTCTGTCCAGTGTCTGGAGCAATACCATAAATGTATCTATTGCCAGTTAAAGACCCAAAAGCTATAACTTCTTGAATCCAACTATTAAACGATTGAGCTGGATTTGGTCTATTTAGTAATTCATGTAGATCTGTATCTTCAACTCCAACTAAAGCTTTTTTCTGTATTATATTCGCATTGATCAATCCAGTAGTGGTGACTGATCCAGATGTGATAGACTTATATCTTTTAAGTTCATTCTCATTTTTCACCTCATAAATTTGAAACGGAATATTTGCCGCTGTCTTACTTATTAGATTTACTATTGAGTAAATCGTTGAGTTGAATCTATAACCTTTATTGATGTAAGTATCATCATTTTCACTAGAGCTTATAAGGTTATCACCCAGATACCTATAAACTAATTTGTTGAAAGCTTCGTTCGTGTTTTGGCTTGACTTCTTAATTACGCCTCTGAATCTATCTAGAATTCCCATTAAATTATTTTTTACAAAAATATAAATTATATTACAAAGAAACTTGCTCGATTGCCCCAGACTGTATAAGCACAATATCTAAGACTGTCATGCAAGTGATTCCATTTATCGCATGGCTTGTTTATTATAGTTCCATCCTTTAAAACATCCCAAAGATAGTTCTCATATTCTTTTTTGAAGTTTTTAGACTCATTTGATAGATGAACATTAAACTCCTTTAAAAAGCTAATTCCAGCATTAATAGATCCTTGTCCTTTCTTGCTAGCTTTATACATATTACCAACGTCATCAATTCGCCTAAGCTCTTCGCCACTTTTCGGCTCAGCTGAGTCGTAAATACATAAAGTATCTTTATATCCTAAATCAGATATATATCTACTTAGATCGCTGTTTGTCATTCCTAATCTATAGCAAACTTCATGAACATAAAGATTGTCTTTTACTCTTCTGACCTCACAAACCGCCGCTGGATCGTTTGAATAGCCGAAATCTATGCCTAGGTAAACATCATCTGCATCTGGAAAATCCTTATAATCCATAAAATCCCAATTACTAAATATTTGGCGCTGACTAAATACAGCTCTTTGACCTTCTCCAAAGACTCTATAAAAGTCTGGATCTTTATCCTTAAGCGCTTCAATACTCTGAACTATGTTTTCTGATAGAAATTTATTATCTCTATAAGTAGTCACCCACTCATCGGTCTTTCCTTCTGGCAAATCATACAGCCAACTGGTCACATCGGATGGATTGTAAGTAAATATTATAAACTCCTCAGTTCTTAAATCTATCTGCCTAAAATCTTCAAGACTTAATTCATTAGCCTCTTCAAGCAGCGCAATATCTCTCTTTCGTCCTCTTATCTTTTGCGCCATATCTAAAGATATAAACGATAACACTGACCCTTTATAAGTAAATGTATTTTCAGCCTTATTGTGATCACCTTCCCAATAGATATTAGTTTCTTGTAATATCTGAATCATATCTCTCATTATTGAACCTCGAAGACTAGGTAAGGTTTTTCTAACTATGTCAATCAACATAGGCTTTTTGGAAGTCTGTAATAAGTACGCAATAAACTGGCAGCAAGCCCAAGACTTTCCGCTTCTAGAACCACCGCAATGAACACGGTATCTTTTATCAGAATGTAGCAAATCATAAAACTGCCTATTTAAAAACTGTTCTACTTTTTGGATTCCGCTGGCTTCCATTCAATTAATGTGGATTCAATTGCGCCTTTATGTTTTATCTCAGTTCTAGTTCCAGACAATCTATGAGCTTCTCCCTCAGTAGCTATCATCTTCATTGCTGCTATTTGTAGAGCATTAGACTCTGAGTCTATCCAATTAGATAGCATCTTAGTTTTTTTACCTATTCTCATTTCCTCGACAGCCTTTTTTATAGAGTTGGATTCGTGGAGTTTATGAGCATAAAAAGTCGTTTTATCGCAAGGTAGAAAAGCTACTATATGCTCAATAAACATGAGCTTATTTTTCTTTATCGCTTCGAGAGCTTTTTTTTCTAATTCTTTTGTATCGTATGCCATTATAAATCAGTGTACCAATTAAAATTTATTCCAAGTAAAAATAAAAACACCTCAACTGTGTGCTTTTTAAATATACCCTCATCAATATCATCCATTTCAGAATTAAAATAATTTACGCCAAATACTAATCCATTTAAGGGATAAAAGGTTATTTCATTCATGATTTTAAATTTATACAAAGTTAAATAAAAAAAGGGCTTTACGGAAAATCCATATCAGCCCTTTAAAAAACATAATATTAAATTCAAATATTTATAACTTAATTAGACATTCTTTAGTTAAGTCTCTTTTGAGTATTTGATATTTTTTTTTAATTAAAAGTTTATTAAAATTGTCCTCTTCTTCGACTGTCTTAAAATCTGGAATTTTAAATACAGATCTTAGCTCATCTTGAAAATTTAGGAGCTCATCACATCTCTCTAAAAAATCATCTTCTTGAGCCTCTAAGTAAAGATGAGACACAAATCTTAATAGTTCTAATTTTTGATTTAAAGAATTAAGTTCTTCTCTGGAATTAATGTTTTGAATTGTTTCGAAAATTTCTAAGTTTTAATTAAGTAGCAAAATCGCTGATACAAACATATTATTATAATGCGAACATTAAATTCGCATCAATCCTTTTCAGTTAATATGACTTTAGTGTCTTCATTAAAAACTCTATAAAATCCGCCATTACGAAAATCTGGAGCTATTTCAAAAACTCCTTGCGTTCCGTTTTCTCTTCTCTTTACTTTTTGGACATGAACTTGAACAAGATCTGATCCGTATTTAGTCCGACTGTTTAGCTTTCTAAATACAGTAATATTTGAAAATGATTTATTGAAAAAATCAGATGATCCAGAAATATCATAAGGAGTAGGCACTTTATAAGTCCCATTAAAAAACTCCATTTTTCTAGGATGAGCGACTAAAAAAAGATGAGTATTAGTTTTCTGACAAAATTGAGTAATCTGTCCGAGCATTTTTGAAATGTAACTTAGATCATATTGCTGGTCATGCTGGAGCATATTCCATGGATCAATAACACAAATATTTATACCTTTTTGAAAAACCAACTCTCTAAATCTATCTAGAATATTTTTTAAGCTTATATTCTCAATGTCTATTTTTATAAAAAAGAAATGATCTTCAATAAAAGTTTTTGTCTGCTCTAAAAGATTTCTATCGCAATCAGTCGAATTTATTTTATTTGCAAGGCGCCTAATATGTCCCTCATAAGGAAAAGATTCTGGGCAAAACATTGCTATTTTGTGATCATGCATTAATGCCAAGTTAACCACCATTTGATCTAATACATCAGATTTACCAGAATTTGGAATTCCAGTAATCGTAGTCCACTCTCCCATCATTACCTTAAAATAATTATCCGCTCCTAATCCAACTGAATAATTTTTAATACCATTAGTTCCCCAACTTAAAACCGATTGCCAAATAGTGTCTATATTTAAAACACCCTCCAAAGGAAAGTCTAAAGCGTTTTCAACTATCTCTCTCAGCTCTTTAGATCCACTTTTGACTAGAACCTCATTCGCATCTTTAAAGTCCTTAAAATCTACATATTTGCATTTATACTGTCCAAACCTCCTAGCTAATTCATGTCTTAAGTTAAGTCCAGCTGTATCATTATCAGTACAAAGAATTATCTGTTCTTTATCCTTAAAATACTCCCAACAATTATCTAAATATTCTAATCTTTGAGAGCCTTTTGAGGCTCCATTAGGAACTGAACAAACGGAATAAATTCCGCATTCATTTAGACTCAATGCATCAATTTCTCCCTCAGTTATGTAAATAGTAGATGAATCCTTAATATTGTCTAATCCGTAAAAAATAAGTTCGGCTCCAGAGACCAACTTAAAATCTTTTCCGCTGCTTCTATATTTTACATTGACCAGCCCCCCCTCTCTGTAGTAATTAAAATTTATTGCTGTTTTCTTATTAGACCCAAAATACTCCATGGATTCTGTAATTTTCCAATTTGTCAAAGTATCTTCTGAAATACATCTAGTTTCAAAATATTCTAAAACTTTACTAGATAATCCAGATTCATTTTTTACTGGCTTTACAAATTCTTTTTTAGGCTTTATTTTTACGTTACCTTTCCAGCCACAGTTATGACAGTTATAAAGACCTTTCAGCAAATCAACTGATAAAGATTTGTCTGCTTTATTTTTTCTTGTATGACTGCATTTTGGACATTTTAATTTTTGCTTTACTGAATTTCCTTTGGGAAATATTCCAAGCTCTATAAAATCATTGTGCATAGTTTTTTGTTATAGTTATTGAATGGTGTTCTAAAAAGTCTATATCTTTTTTTCTTACGAGTAAAACTAAATCATTTCTCCCAAATTGAGTTCTAGTTCTCCAGAAATAATGTTTTTTTTCATTTGTTACTTTTTTATAACCCTTAGAATAATTTAAAAGCTCTTTTCTGCTATAGAAACAAAACTTATTTTCTTGTTCAAAATACATAACAATCCAATCAGCTTTGCCTCTTAGCCAGCCTCTACCTCCATGATTATTTCTATATTCAAGCCAGACATAGTTTATATCTTGCCTATGTTTTACATCTATAGTCGAAGAACCTACAAAAAAATCTATATGATTATATTTATCATCATTGAGAGTTGATTTTTTAATTGGTCTTTTTAGCATTGTCATAACTTCAAAAAAAAGGTTTTCTGCCTCTTTACCTTGAGACTTCATTCTCTGAATGTTTTTTGTTTTTCTATTATACCAATCCATGTAGATTATCTATAGATATATTTATTATCTATATATTTTTTTATTTTATTTAATATTAAATATATATATATATATTATATATAGATCTATAGATAATATATAGATCTATAGATTATAAACGGCTAGTGATTTTTTTTAAATTATCAAGAAACATCATAAAGTTTTGATAAACTTCTAACACTTGGGATGTTTGAATATGGTCATCACGAAAGCGCTCAAAGAGAACATCAAGTAAAACCTCAAACTCTGGATCATTGGCAAAACCTATAAAAGAATAATTTTTAATATTATGAAAATCATTAGAGGCTGAGAATTTTATTCTTTGCCTTTTTTGATCCCAGTAAATCATTCTTTTTTTATACATTTTGAAAATAATTATCTATCTCTTCTATAATTTTATCTAAAGAATTAGACCAAAATACCTTCCATTTTCGATTCTCGAGCTCCCTAAGGCACTTTTTTTGATTATCTGTAGGTTTATTATACCCAGCTTTTAATTCGATCGCTAAACCGTTATAAATGCCTCTAGGATCAAAAATCATTACGTCTGGCATTCCAGCCATCACTCCCAAAGCTTTTAGCTTGTATTGCTCAAACTTAGTTCTTTTTCCCTCATTAGGAATGTGAGCTGCAAAACTCCCAGAATATTTTATACTGATATACTTCATTACTGACCTCTGCATTATATCCTCTTTCCCTAGATACTTCTCGTATGGGTTTGAACTCATATTTTAGATTATTTAAAAAAACTATGTTTTTATTTTGTTTTTTAAAGTTCATACAAATTTCTAAAATATTACTGAACTTAATAGATAAATCTTTTTCTGTCACTAAAAAATGATTTATTTCTTTGAGGTGATGTAATACAGTGGCGTGATCAAATTTAATTCTATCTAATGATTTGCCAATACTATTTAACGATCTTACTGGATTTAATTCTTTAAGAATTTTAAAATAAATCCTTCGACCATCTACATAATTTCGCCGTCTGGTTTTGTTTTGGATATCTATTCCAAAATGATCGCAAACTGTTCTATATACAAAAATATCTATATCATTCATGTCTCTAAACTTCCATCATATAATAAATCATCACTATCAAAGCGTTTTTCTATACCTAGATCAATATAAGCCTTCCAATCTTCTAAAGCGCTAAGGTACCCCCCCCTTCCCTCTTCGATCTGTTTATCGCTTAAAGTAGTAACTACAATTCTAAAGGGATATTTTTTTTCCATCCAAATGAATTTAAATTCCCTAGGATGAATGTCTAGCATATCGGCGTAAAATGTAGCTTGAAGATGATAGCCAAAAGAATAGATCTGGCTCTTAAATTCTTTTTTACCAAAGCGCCCATTCATAAATTGAGCTGTTTTTATATCTGAAATAAAACCATTTCCCTTGAGATCTGGTCTTACTCTTGCCTCAATACCTTTATAACTAAAATAGTGAGAGACCTCTGAATCGCCTTCTAGATACTTTCTAGCTAATTTCGACATTTCATTATTAGAATTTAAAGACTTTTTCAATCCGTTGATTGTTTGAACCTCATCATAAGTAGCTACTATTTTTCGCATCTTAGAAAGCTCTGCAAATTTTTCTTTTCCAGCTTTTGTCCTTCTATCTATTTTTTCCGTAGGTAGATAATAATTTTCTTTAAACTCATCTGGCTCTAAAAATAATTCATGGATCATAGTGCCCAACCTATAGGCTGGTTTGTCTTCGTAAACCCTTCTATTAAAATCATAAACGCTAGTAAGCCAAATCTCTTTGAGCCCACTAGCGCTGATAGATTTGCTAGAATGATATTCTTGATTTGTATCTTTTTTTATAATCATCTAGCTTGTTTTTAAAATGGACTATCAATCTCTTCCGTTACATTTGATGAGTTATTTGATTGAACGGAATACGTTCCATCTTTTTGAGGTCTCAATGTTAATAAATCTATATTTGAGTTAGTCTCTTTGTGATAAAACTTTATAGATATATTACCTCCATCCCACTGAGCAGCATCTACTTTAATTTGATCGCCATATTTTTCGTGAGATGTAATTGCACTATCTAATGATAATACTTGATCTAGGTTTTTCTTATTGATTGCTCCCCAGAATTTTGCTGTTGGTTTATTACTCATTTTTTCTCTTTTTTAAATTGTTTTTTAATTAGTTCAAGTTGTTCAGCGTTTAGCTGATAATTATTATAAGTTTCAACTGCTAGATTATAATTTTTAGAGTCTAAGATTTCATTAAATTTAAGCTCTGATATATAATCCTTTTCGCCAGTCCAAGCAATGATCCCAAGTCCATGCATCGCCACAGCTTTCGTGAGCGCCCTTTGAATTGAGTTCATTACATCCACAGAAGTGATGTCATCTTTTGGAACTGCTTTATTTCTGTGATCCATAATGGCTAGATCAATAGAATGATCTATACTTTTTATGGACACCACAACAGTGACCCAGCCACTATTTCCATTTGTGAAATAATTTCTGTTGTTATTGTGTTCATCTCTTACTATCCAATACTCTGCATCTGGATAGATTCTTTTGAGCATATCCCACGCTTTAGCCCAGCTGAGATAGTCAAGTCCTCCTTTTTTTTCAAAGTGTTCTCTAACTGGAACTGATCGCAGCTCCAGATAATAGTTTTCCGTAATAGTCATGATTAAAACCTACTTTTTTTAATTGTTTTAAGTTATAAATTGTGAACCTCTGAGGATCTTTTATCCTAGAGTTAAGGGTCGGTAGAGATATACCAAGCTTCTTAGCTATCTCTGGCTTAGTAAGTCCCAGCCTAAGCAGCTGAATCTTAAATTCTAATATTAAAGTTTTTTCACCCATTGGCAAATAATTTGCTCAAAGGTAAAAGAATTTTTAATAAAAACAAAATTTATTCAAAAGTTACTTGGTAAGATGAGATAAGATCATCATCTTGATTTGGGGCATGAGTCACTATTTCATACTCATTTCTTTTGACATTGTATGTCATTGAGTCAATGTAGGAAGTAATATCCTCCGCAAGATCATTAAACTTAAACCAAATTTTATTGTGCGGCGCAACTGGTATTGGATCAAGATTTGAGCTATAAAATGTACCCTCATATCTTTTTACATACTCTCTGTAATCGTTTAAAATTTCTTGAGTTAAAAGCTCTTCTATTCTTGATGCATTATCTGCCACCCTTAATCTTGACTTAAAAGCACCAATAACACCAATATCATATCTACTATCATCAAGTTCTTGAGAAAATATTCTTCCAGTTTGCTCGTAAATGCCAGTAAATGTATTATCTGAGTCAGACCTAGTTCTAGTGGAAATGACTTGACTTCCAAAATCTATATTATTACCTACAAAAAAATTATCTATCAAAGTGGCTGTATGGCTTTGGGCGGCATCGTTATTAGAATACGTTACCGCTCTTATTGTTGCTAAAATTTTAAAATTTTCCTTACTGCCCTCTACTCCAGCATTTAGTCTAGTTGAGTAATTCTGCCACTGATTAACTTTACCGTTTCTTATAGTTTTAAAATGTTTTGCCTCTAAAAGTGCATCAGTTACCGCTGTATCGCTAAACTTGCCGTCTGTAAAATTATAAGGATATTTGTCAGTTCCATCCACATAAGCTATCTGAACGAAAAGCCTATAGTCTGAATTGCTAGTGTTTGCGACATAGTATGAAAAACCCATCTCGAGGTCAAAAGAAAATGATACTTGAGTATTGTCTGGGACAGTTTCAATAATTGGCGCCACCAATAATCTTATTGCGGATCCAGTTGGGTCATCAGTATTTGTCAATATACCAACATTAAGGTTTTTTAAACATTTACCAGCACTTAATGCCCTAACTGGTTTTGTAAAGTCTGAATCCGTACTTAAATTAAGATCGGACACTACACTAGAATTAAAGCTTACTGTTTGTCCGCCAAAAACAAGACTGCTGCTAATATCCCACCTTCTTTCTCTGTAATTAAAATGAGGATTGTTATTTGATATATTTCTTCGCTTTAATTTAGTTGACAATTCCACTTTGTTTATTGGGCGCAAATATTCAACAGTCATTGATTTATCTAATGGTACTAACTGATTGGGGCAAATAATTAAAACGTCTTTTTGTTCAGTTCTTCTAAATGATCCTAAAGTATTATAAACATTGTAATCCACAAGCTCTTTTTGAGTAGATGTTAAAAGTTGATTTTGGACAGTTTTAAAAGTTCCCATAGTTTTAAATGTTAGCTAGGAGGAGTATAATCTACAAAATTCTCTCCAAATTGATATCTATCTATAATTAATCCGCTTCTAACTTCAAAAGCTACTGCATATCTAAAACGAGTAGATGATGTCACTAAAGACTGATAATCTACAACACTAGGCAATGCAAAAAATCCGTTTAAATTTACATCTCTTAGGGTGCTAGTTATTCCCATTGCATCTCCAACTTGAAACCACTCATAATCACTATCGCTTTGAGGGAATTTTCTTTGTGCATTTATTTTAAATAATTGCCTATTTGTTCTACTGTTACTTAGTGAAGAGGCTATAGCGTCTGGTATATCTACACCACTATGCATAGTCCCTTGTTTAGATCCATTTATTGGAGTTGAAGTATTGAAAACATGCACCTTAACTTTAGCTGGATCTGAGTCATTAGTTCCGTTATTGGCTATGTATGTAAATGAGGTTACTCCAGTCATATTATTAGGAGGAGTATATACGAAATCTGTAGATGTAGCAGATACGCTTCCAACAATAGACTGAGTGGGCACGCTAAATGTCAAGCTTAAGTTTTGCGGATCACTTCCAACAAAGTTAGTAGTTTCTGAGGCTGTATTTTTTAAAGTAGCAATATTTATATCCTCGGCAGTAGGTGATAAATCTGCTGGGTCTAAAAGCCTTTTATCAACAATATTTGAATTTGATATAATATACCAGCTTCCATTAGATTGAAATATTCTTGAATTTGCAAACTCTAAAATTTTCTCTAGTAATTTTTTCGCTGATAATGGTTTAAAATTATTTCCTAAAACTCCGAACTCATAAGGCTGTATTTCATGAAATAATGTGTCATTTGCAGCAAAACTGGAGTCTCTTAAATTATGAGCTATTTTTATATCAAAATTTAATCCAGTTAATTTAAGTATTTCTACAATATAATAAAATGCAGTATCGAAATTTGAATTTCCATTAACACCACTAAAATCATTTACTGAAAATAGAGTTCCTTTTACTTCGGAAGTTGGGGCGCTAACTCCCTTTAATAAACCAAGCCCATCGGATGCCACTAATTTAATTGGATATGGCTTAGTTAAAACAGCTTCTTGATACCTATCGACTATTAAAAAACCTTCCCAATAAAATTCATATCCCTCCTCACCTTCATCCCAGAGGAAATTAGCCTCTGAGTAGGTGTCTTCTTGTAAATCCCAAACTTTGCCGCCAAAAGTTGATCCAGTTGATAATTGAACCTTATACTCTCTTTCATCTGCATCATACCAATTATCATAATTAGTATCATCTGTAACAAGTAAACTAAGCTCACAAGTTGATCCAATTATGGGGCTATAAAAATCATCATCAGCATCCCACTTAACCACTACTGGGTCGCCAGTTCCAACTAAATCTAAAACTGGTGATCCGCTATAACCTTTTTTTAGAATACTAAGCTTTCTTTTATTTCCTTGTACATCTGCAAATTCAAGCTTAAACTTTTCTCGATAAATGAATCCACTCATTATAAAATCCTATCTCTATTCCTATTTGCTCTTTGTAGAGCTACAACTAAATCTTGACCTTGTATTCTAAATTCACCGCCTACACTTACAGATTGGCTGCCTCCAATCATTCCCTCTAGCTTATTAAGCGGAGCTATCACTTCTGGGTTACCCCTTCCAGCTCCTCTATTGTCTCCAACCATTGCCAGAGTTGGCGCCGATACTATACCTCCATTAGCTAAAGCTGGGACTCCGCCACCTCCACCAGAGAATTTTGCTCCAAAGCTTTTTATAAAAGAGCCTACAGCTATTAAGGCTATACCAGCCGCTATAGCAGTGGCTGGATTCTTAAAAGACATTTTAACTGCTTTCATACTTATTCCTATTTGGATGGCTGTTTTTCCAATTTGTATAGCCACATCACCCAACATTCCCAAAAGACCTCCAAAAGCTTGACCCATGCTAGCATTACCAGAAACTAATCCCTCTATAGCACCACCAAACCCATCGACTAGGGAGTTTTCTAATCCTTCAAAAGCAAGATTTATGGCATCGGATTCAGCCGCTACTCCTTGAGCTAAAAATCCATGAGAAAATTCTGCTTTGGGCGTGCTAGTAGCACCACCCCCCCCTCCTCCAGTAGTGTCTCCACTACTAGCGGCGGCTCCTCCGTCTCCAGATCCAAACAAGCTAGTAAGTTCAGAAATTTTTGATTTAATTCCGTCAGCTGCATTAGATAATCCGCTTTGAACCCCCTCTACAGTTGCATGTTTTAGATTTGCACTCAAAGCCTCTTTATATCCATCTGAAAAGGTTTCAGCGACATCAGTTGCGGACTTTTTGGTGATAGCTTTTGCGTTGTTAAAACCTTGCTCTAAAATATCGGTAAAACTACCTTTAAATCCTCTTTCAGCAAACTCTTTAATTAACCTCCACATAGTAGAAAAACCGTTTACTACTTGATCTATTTGCGCCTTAGCAAGAATAAAAGCTGATTTAAAAGCTGATCTAAGAGCAAAAATCGCTATTCTTAATGGCTTAGAGGTATTAAATAAATCAACAAATCTATTTTGCAATCCTACAACTACTGGTATAATTGCATTCCAGTTTTTATGAATTACAAGAGCTATTCCAGTTAATCCAGCAATTAATAAGCCAATTGGGCTCATAATAGAGCCTAATACTGTGATAAGAGTCCCTATAGTTGATATAACAAAAGGTAAAACAGCAGCCACTCCAGCCATAACTATTGAAAACTTTTGCACTTCTGGACTTAAAGATTTAAAAGCAGAAACCGCATTTAAAACAAAAGCTGATATATTTTGAATTACTGGTAAAAAAACATCAAGAAGAGATGCTCCTAATGTGGTAAAAGTTGACCTAAGTTTATTTAAAGATTTTTCTAGTTTAAAAGCTGAGTCTTTCTCTAAAGTTGAAAACGCCCTAGAAGTAATTCCAGCTGTGTTATTCATGTTAGAAAAAATCTTTCTTGTACTCTCAAGATTTGACCCCATTAAATCTAAAACACCAGCTAATGCCCTTACATTACCAAATACATTTCCAGCCGCTTCCTCATTATCACCAAATCTATCAGTAAGGGTTTGCAGAGTAGCTAATAAGCCCTCCTCTCTAAGCTGCATTCTAAGTCCAGCAGATGATAAGTTTAGCTTCTCTAATTGTTTTTCAGCTTGTTTTGTTGGATTTAGTAGGGCTGTCATTATACCCTTGATCTGAGTTGATGCTGTAGCTGCATCAGTACCAGTTCTAGACATGGCAGCAAAAGCGGCTCCAACTTCATTAAATTGAATTCCTAATTGACTAGCAAAAGGTAAAACTTTACCCATAGACATAGCTAGGCTCTCGGCTGATAATTTACCTTCTCTAACCGCTCCAGTTAAAATGTCTGTTGCTTGCTCCGCATTAAGATTCTCTATTCCATAAGCATTAAGAGCTGAGGTTGCTAAATCTGCCACTACAGCTGCGTCTCCTAGCCCTATAGCAGCGGCTTTAGTAGATTGATCTAATACACTTAATGCATCTGCTCCTCTTAGTCCAGCTGATGTAATAAAAAATAAAGCATCAGCGGCATCTTTAGAAGAAATGCCAGTATCTGCCGCCATTTTTCTAACAGATCCACCCATTTTATCCACCTCAGACCCAGCGACTCCTACTAAAGTTTTAATCTTAGTCATGGATTTTTGGAAATCTACAGCCGATTTAATAGCGGCTCCTCCAGCTAGTGCTAGAGGTAAAGTCAATCTTGTTTTTAAACTGTTGCCTATTGCTCTAGTTTGATTACCAAACTTTTTTAAATTACTGGATGCTGTTTTTAGAGATCTGCTTAATCCTTTAGCGTTCCCTAATATATCTACTCTTATCTTTTGATCTGCCATATTGCAAAATTAATAAAAAAAAGGCGCTAATCGTTTTTTTGATTGTGCGCCCTTTGAACTTTAGCCCAAAATTTCTCAAACTGCTCTCTAGTTGATTTTGGTTCTATCTTATTTTTAACTTGTTTATCTTGAGGTAACCTTAATAAGTCTTCTGGTTTTTTCATTTGACTCTTTTTACTACAATTGACATTATGAATCATAGTGGCTATATACCTAGTCCTTTCCCATTCTAGATTCTGCTTAATATTGTATGATTCCCCTAAGAGTTGATTTTCGCTCCAAGTGTTATTCCAGAATTTATCTGGATCTATTCCCACTTGACCTATGTAGTAATCTAAAAGATCATTCCAGCTTACTCCTTTTTTGGAGGTGCTGCTTTTGTTTTTTTTTCTAAATCTGGGTTCCTACTAATTCCAACATTTAGATCATTACCTAAAATCTTAGATTGCATCATAGCGTTGACTATTCCAGTAAGCTCCTCCGCTTCCATTTCATCCAGCCACGATCCTACAGTATAGATGTTGTAATCTGTTTTGTTATTGTTTTCTCTGTCGAAAGTAACTAGACCAGAGTAAACTAAGGCTCTGATAGCGGATAAAGAAACTCCGCCATCAAAGACATCTCCAATGTTTTCTAATTTGATCTCAAGGACATCGCAAAACTCCGCCCAAAAGTTCATATTAAACCGCATGACTCTATCTTTACCGCCTAAGTTAGCAGTATAATAGCCTCTTTTGCTGTTCATTTATTAGATTAAGAGTTTGTTGCTATTGTAAGCGCTCCAGATCCAGTGATAGTTCCAGAATAAGTCACAGTTGACTCCATTTCTCCACTTACTTCAATAGCAGAGATAAAACCCTCTCCAGAGATAAGCTGATCCCCAGAAACCGCCGTTCCAAAAGAAAAATCAATTTTTGTTCTGGAATTTATTGAGGTAATTAAGAAATCAACGTTTTTACTTGAACCAGCCTCATCGGTGTAATCTACTAAACCGTCAAAAGAAATCTCAAAAGACCTCAATCCAGATATCACCTCAGCATAACCAGCAGAGTCCTTAGTGGTAGCCTCTGGCATATCGTTAGTAATCGAAAGGGTGCAAGATGTTGAATGTCCTAAAGGCTCTAGCGTTCCGCCATCTCCAATAACTTTTAAAACTAAATCAGTTCCGTTAAATACTGTGCTTGCCATTATTTTTATTTTTTACAAATATATTAATTTTTTACGGAATCTAATCCTTCATTAGTTCCCACTTTTGATCCTCCTCATTCCAATAATAATCTTTACCATCATCTGGATAATCTATTGGAGCCACCCAGTCAGCTATTGACTCATCTAAAATCCAAGACTTATAAAGTTTTGGAGGTATAAAAGCATCTAAATTAGAATCGTATGTATAACCTACTCCAGCATAATTTTTTCTAAATGGATCACCTCCATCTTTATGCTCCCCTCGAGATGTTCTTTTACAAGTTCTTTTGCAAGTCAAGCCTTTTCTTTCTGTATAAAAAACCTCCCATTGTTCCCAACTTTTTTCATTATCGCCATCATCTCGACCAGTTATGACCTCAATAACTTTGTTTAATGAATTAATATAAGCATAATGTCCCATAATATTTTAAAAATTAAGTAGTAAAAGAAATGTCATCAGTACCAGCTGTAAAAGTTGTAATTTTAAAACCACTTACAGATGAGCTGTCTGTGGTGGCTGTTAATGAGCCGCCTATAGTAATACTGACTGAGCTAGGGTATTTTAAAATTACTACACCGTCCCCCCCAGCTGCTCCACCTTCTGAGAAAGCTCTAGCACCGCCACCTCCGCCACCAAGTCCATCGGTTCCATCAGCTGGTCCGTAAACACTAAAAGCGGTATAGGCTGGGAAGTTATTATATGCACCTCTGCCACCTCCGCCTTGTCCACCTTGACCTCTATAAACCTCAAGCTGAGTCGTTGTAAGTCCACTTGGCGCATTAATTCCACCTCCGCCACCTCCAGCATAATAAGTATTTGTCCCAGTGATGTCTGATTGAAAGCCATCGCCACCATCACCACCATGATTATTTCCGCTGTGGTTTCCATCTTGTCCAGCGGCTCCAGCTCCACCACCACCACCAGCTTGAGTGTTAGTGGTTCCGTCCGCAGATCCATCACCACCATCATTAATAAGAGATCCCTCAGATGTTTCATTTCCAGAGGCTGTGCCGCCAGAGGTTCTAGCTCTACCAGCTCCACCTCCATTATTACTAGCGCTATTTACTCCAGCACCTCGACCGCCTCCAAATACTTCAAAATCAAAAACAAAGTCTCCAGATTGGTCTGCATTAGATTTAAATTGACTATTTGAGCCAGCTGTATCTGCCGCCCCTCCAGCGCCTACAATGATTTTATAAGCCTTTCCAGTTTGTAGTTTAATATTACTTTTATCTAAAAACTCTCC